CCATTAGCAGCAGTACCGCGAGCAATGCCGTCAAAATCCACATTATCCAAAACCTCTGGCTCGATTTGAGAAAGGTTAGCTAGATCACCAACCCAACGCTCAACCGATGTATTCATATCAGCCTTCTGCGCTCGGCTTAATGCACCAACATAATCAATCTCAGTAGTCGCGCCTGACTCTTGTAGTGCGGCTGGCAGTTCTGGTAGCTGGCCTTCACGGAGCAAGATACGAAATGTTCTATTGATAATCGGGTTTAGTAAATCGGTCTGCAATCTACCAAGCGTTGGGCCTAATAGTCGCTGCATCATTTCATAGCGCACCTGTACTTCGGTCGCTGTCATGTTAGGGCTTTGCTTTAACTCAAGCTGGTCAACATGGAAAATACTGCGGATAGATTCAATCAGCGCACCTTTTTGAAGTTCGCTTACATCAAATCTCGCGCCGCCTTCAAATGGCTGCATGTCCTCCATGGTGCGAACTACGGTTAGACCGCCTTGACCTACATCAACATCACTTAGCAATCCGCGTTCGGTTACTTTCATTGCTGGGTCGATAGCTTTACCAGCAGCGATAAGCGTCATCTCAACCACTTCATTTAGTGTAAGAATGTCTGGCAAGGCAAGCATGGCCTGTGAGTAGCCCCATTTAGAACCAGCAGCTTTACGCCAGCGAGGTACAAAGCTCGGCATTTCATAGTAGCCGCCTTCTTCGCCTAGCAATTCTGCAGAATCATGCAGGACATACTTGAATCCGACTGGTCGCTCTTTAGGTGCAAGCACACCTTCTTTATCTTCTTTGTTTGGTCGCTTAAAGATGCAGAACACCACATCATGGCGGGTATCAATGCCCGCTGGGTCTTCGGATTCATCAAAAATGGCCTTTGGCACACCTACTTTACCGAACTTGCTTACTAATTGTACAGACGTCCACCGCAAGTGACGGTACAAAGTGTTAACTTCTGATTTGTGATCTTCTTCGAAGTAGCATTCTTCGATAGGCACACTCTGGAACGACAGCTCAACCTTGTTATTCACCACTTCATATTCTTCTGTGATAACACTGGAGCCATAACCAGCCAAATCAACATAGGTTTCATTGATTTCTAGGTTAAAGTTGGAGTCTTGTAGCGCTTGATATACCGCTTTACCGGATTCTTCGAGCCATTTTTTGGCTTCGTTATCCTGGTTAAGATGCTCTTCACGAAACTTAATGGAAAACCACATGATACTCGGGCTTGTCAGTGAGCCATGCAAGCTGGCGGCTAAGGTTTGGTTGGCCATAATCGCAGTCGAGTCAAACACTTTGCGGTTATCGCGCCAATCCACCTCATGCTCGGAGCCTTGATGACTGAAAAACTCACTTCGGAACGGCATAACGTAGTCGTTAATCACCTGCCAAGTCTGGTCAATTGTCTTTCGCTGGCTAACATTGACGCTATAGCGCGCGATAATATCTGTCTCTTTCATTGTTTGCCTACCTTCGTTTATAAGCCGTCTTTACTTTATGTTTTGAGCGATAATTATCAGACTTTTTCACGCCCCATCCAACGTTGCTGCCCGCATTTTGCCAGCCAACAGCTAGGTATCGCATAGCATCGGCATAATGAGAAGCATGGTCATGAAAGGGTTTGTCTTTAAACATCTTAGATTTGTCATCGAACTCCCTGCGGTATGAATATAGCGCATCAAGTAGGCCAGCGCACTTATTTTCATCCATTGTTGCAGTTCGCAAGCTCGCTCGAGTAGCATCGATGCCATCCATAAGCGGTAATTTTGGCACGATATCAAAGTGAAAACCCAGTGAGCTAGCAAAATCCTTCCTCGTTTTTCCCGAGGTAAACTCCCTTTGCTCCATATCGTGCGGCCCATTGTGCGAATCATAGACATACGGACAACTCTTAACATCCCGTATCCATTCCTCAAGGCTCATATTTCTTTTAGAGAGGCAGTCAATAATAATAGGATGGCCAGCTTCGCTTACCTGTGTAAATATCACGGCGGTATGGTCACTGATACCAATATCCCACCAAGTCTGCACGGGTTTACTAGGGTCATGCGGATACTCACCGATACGCAAGTCATCAGACATATTGTTCAGCGCCTTGGTATAAAATGCGCCTTCTAGTCCGGTATCCCATGAGCAATAAAACTCTTGAAGTATCTTTTCCTCGGCCATTCCTGCTAACCGTTCTTCTTCGATATCTTCGGGATTAATAACGTGTGGATAACCTTCTAGGTCATCTATATCTGGAGCACGGAACGTATCATCAATAGTAAGCTCGCTGCAAAACCAGTTATCATTCGTTTCTGCCATCTTAAATAAGGTATGCCCATGGTTTTTTCCACGCGGGGTATAGATAAACATAGCCCACCCACCATTTTCCGCAAGGATTGGTCGGATATAATCCCAAGCAGTCGGGTCACAAATGGAATACTCAGAGAAAATCACGCCTACAGGGTTAGTACCTACTAACGAATCGTAGTTATCACTACCAACGCACTGCCAGATAGAACCGTTTAGCATGGTAATCTTCATTTCACTGTTATTGGTGGCACTCCGCATCTCCTTTGGGAACGCCTGGTCAATCATTTTGCGGCCATCGCGGTCAATACCATCCCAGATTACACGCCTTGCCTGCTGTAATGTAGGTAGCATATGCCATATAGTGCCGACTCTTAACTGGCTCATGATAGCGCCAATGTTTAAGCATGTTGAATCCTTCCCTGCTCGCCGATGCCATACGCATACTGCACGTTTACGCTCGCCATCTTCCATTAAATAGTCAATCAACGGCGCTTGGTAGTGCCTCGGAGCCCAATTGTTCGGCAGCGATATGACTTCTTCATCATTGCCATCTTCACTTACACTGTCAGGGTCGTACGCATCCAGCTCATCAGAACCATAAGTAGGCTCCTCTTTTACCTTAGCCCGCTCTCGAATCTCTTTCCGAGTCGTGGCAACAGTTGTGTTTTCATCTAGGTCAGTAAAGTCGTATGTTGGTTTCAATCTACTTCCTTATATACCGAGCACTAGCAACGGTCGCCCGGTTCGCCATCGACGATTTGCCTATAACGATATCATCAGCCGCAACTATATACCCTTGCTCACCAAACTTATACTGCGCCATCTCGCGGGCCAAGTATTCAAAGTTCGGGTTTCCATCGATGTTCTTGATGTTTATTGTGGTGCCTATTGGTCTCACTTGTCGCCCCCAGTTCGAATAATCTCATTAGCGGAATCGACAATTAGCTGACCAAGCTCCAGCATTTCATTTGCATTCATCACTGCGTATTGCTGGTCATACTCAAACATACCATCTCGGCATTCCGTATAAAAATCTAAATCCACACCCTCGCCATGCTCTACGGCCTCCACGGTATCTAGACAATCATCTATAGGCATAACAAGTGACGCGGTATACCAATCATTCCCGCTCGGCAGCGTATCACCCTTCATTTGAAGTTCATGAAACGAACCTTGATTATACAGACAGTACACCGTTCCACTTGGCATTCCCAATAACTTATCTCTACTGATAATCTTCAAAGCGCCCCCTGATTAGCAATGATTTCCTGCATCTTACTGAGCTCATCAAACACCACTTCAATGGTCTTTTCTAGCATATCGACATACTCAACGTCGGCGGCTTCTGCTTTATTCACCACCATCATGAATAACTCATCACGCCCATACATGTCTTGCAGGGATTTCGGCATTTTCTTAAATAGGTTTGTCATCTTACTTCACCTTAAACCCAGCAATAACATCATTATCGTAATGAATATCAGCCCGCAACCCTTTATAAACACCAGCATCGACATTGCTCTCAAACGTCTCTAGGTCAATAAACGTAATCTCCGGATTATCACTGCTCGCACGACACTCATCGGCATACTCGCTGTCCTTGGTAACATAGAACAGCTTATCACGGCTAGCAGCTTTGTTTAGCAGATGTGCGAGTTGCTTATCATTTCGCTGCTTCTTTGACTTTATCTTTTTTGGTTTCATCTTATCGCACTCCAATTACACTATTCTTGCAAGCCAGATTGATACAGCGCTTTAGGTGCTGCTTTTTCAGCCTAGTATCAATACGAGCACAAATCGCATCAGCCTCATCCTTGCCTTTTGTCGCATGGAACGGACTTTCGTATGTTGTAATATCCAGCTCCGCATTATGCATAGCAATAACGCTGTCACAAAACTTGTCAGTAGCAGAGTGATACAACGTTCCAGTTGGTGTTGATATTATATTATTCATCATTCCAATTCCTCATCAAGCGCCTTAAGCTGCTCTTTAATCACATCAACAACCGGAGCTAGCTTCTCATCTTCGCGCTGCCGTTTTTTCATGGCCTTTTCAGCTTCGATTAGTTCGTCATCCATGATTGGCTGTTTTTTAGGTTTCATATTTAGCCTTTAACCGCTCATATTCCGCAAGCTCGTTGGTATTATCAGATTCATACTTATTCCATGCTCTCACTTCCTCTGCATACTCCCACTTAACTCGCACAACGCTTCGGTAGTCAAATCGCTGGTCTAGGTATTTTTCATAAGTGGACCACTTGCCCTTAACCTCTCCAGTGTCACTGGCCAGTACGCACATGGTGCAGGCTGAATCGTTACCAACAAGCACGCTACTAATAGCAACCTTGGATATCACCCCAAGGCTAACGAGCCTTATTAAATCATTATTTGGTTTTTTCATTGCACATCCCCATACTCCCAACGCTTAATAAGTTGCGCCTTCAATATAGCTAATGCACCAAGCGCGGCAGGTATATCATCAATACCCAGCTTATCAGCAGCCTTTAGCGATTCAATAAAGTCTGCGTGGTTTTGTTTGTCAGACATAATCTTGCCCCTCTGATGTATTCCCCCAAAGTATAAGCCTCAAATTGAAGCATGTAAAGTTTTGGTTTTTGGAATTTGGGTAGGTGGTGGAATACATCTTCCACCCAACGCACAAAAAGGGGTGTACCCCCCTCATCGTTATCGTCTCTCGCATTGCCTATATAAAGGAACGCGCGCGAATACTATACCTTCTTGCCCAAGTCAACCTTTATTCTCACTCCTTTGTTACTTTCTTTATCCATCCCTTTAATGGTAACCAATTGCTGTAGTGCGGGTAACTTAGGATGCATCTCGATACTAACTATCTCATCACCTGCTTGTGATACCTTTACCTTCACTGACTTGATTGCCCTTTGTGTTGCTTTGTTAAGCTGCTTAACGTTGCGCATCGCTCCTTTGTCGTCAAATACGTCACATATGTTGCCAAATCCTACCGCTGCGATTTCAGCAAGTATGCGTCGGTCACTAATATCTAATTTGGCGGCAAGTTTTTGGCGCTCTTCTTCTATCATTTCCTGAACAATAGGCTGTATTGCTAAATGCGCACCAACGTCTTGCGCATGATGCAATGCAACTCCTGCGGCTATTGCGGCTTTTGCTCGTTTTCCGTGTTTTGCTACTTCCTTCGCGAATGCACGTTTAAGCGGCGTTTCAATGTGTTTTGATGCAGTTATGGCCTTATCGGTCTTTAACGCACCACCGTCTCCTAGAGTGTCAATCATGGTCATTTCCTCTTTGTTAGTCACTTAACTATAACACTCAACTATCAAATATGTGTGCTGTTCACTTTTCAACCACCAAATAACCACCATTATTTTTGATATCGTATCAGTTACTCATTACACCCTATTATATAGGGGTGTAAATGTTATGGCTCATTACAAAATGTAATGACTCATATCAAGGCTTGTAAGCTCATGATTTATAAAAGGAAATAGAAACGGGTTTTGATATCAACTCATAACATTTGATATTGATATGAGCTGAAACAAATCGATATCAAGTTATTTTTAATGATACATAAGGAAATCAATGACTTACAGACAGCCTCAATTATTTTTGATATGAGAGAGCGTTAACGTGACCATAAACATCGTAAAGCTTTACATATAAGTAGGTATCAACTATTATCCATATGTCTACGTGACAACAATAACTAACACAGAGGTGATTTATGAATAACAGCTCAAACATGATAATGACAACAACGGAAGCGGCAAAGTACTTAGGATATAACGAGCAAGTACTAAGACAAGCAAGGCGTAGGGATAAACTAAAGGGCTTAAAGCCGCCTAAGGTGACAATGAGAGGTGATAGGATTCACAACAGAAAAGAGGACTTAACAAACTGGATGGCTATAAAGGAAGGTAGAGAGCCAACAACTACAGAAGTCAGTGCTAATGCATTGCGCGGGCATCAATTGGAGGTATTACTACTGGCAAGTAAGCTAGGGCTAGCAACAGAAATAAAGGCAAATAGGATAGTTATCTTTACATAAACAAGCACCAAAACACACACATAAACCAATAGCCGCTATTTTAGCGGTTTTTTTGTGCATATTAGCCTATATTTGTGAAGTAAGTCACACCAAGTAAAATAAATATTTAAAATCGGTAAAGTTTTATTTTACTTATGAGGGATATTTGCTATTGTTTAGTTATCGAAACGGCAAGCGCAATTAAGCGGGAGCCACCAAAGGGGAAGAAAGATGGATACATTACCAGTAAGTAAGTTAGTTAAAAAGCAAGTAATCACTAAAACAGTCGAAGGGTTACGCATTGATGGCGGTCACGGTAAATTAAAAGTGAATATCCGATATGATGACCAGTGCGGCAACGGTCACAATAGTTTTTCAATTACTGCTGATTTATACCGTGATGGGCAGCACTGGCCGGGTGGTTGCTTGCATGATGATATCCTAGAGTTTGCCCCAGAGTTCGCACACCTAATTAAATGGCATTTGGCAGGCTCTAATGGCCCAATACATTACATTGAAAACACTACTTACCACGCTAAAGAAGTGAAAAAATTACAACATTTTGTTTATTTAGATAAAACAGAAGTAACAGGTAAAAATTTATTAGGCTTATACAGTGATGATGAATTGCAAGCCGTCAAAGATAAGTTTAAGGGCTTTAGTTTAACGATTAACACAGAGGCAACCTCAGATAGTAAAGATTCAGATATTGACGCGGCTAGAGAGTGCGCGATCTGGCCAGAGGCAACACTTGAGCAACTACAAGACAAAGAGCAGTTGCAAGCTCGGTTACTTGAGCTAATGCGTGAATTTAAAGGTGTTATTGAATCGTTAGGGATGGAGTATTAGCAAATGACCTTATTTATAAAATTAAATATATTATCAAGCTGCCAAAATTTAAGCATTAGGGCCAAGAAGTCGCTAGTTAATGTCAACCTAATACAGGTTATTGGATTAGATGCACAAACTGGAGCCACTAGCATTACGCTTCTTGATGGCAAAAGTGCATTAGTTAGCGAGACTCAAGAGCAAGTTTTAAGTTTGATTGAGGAGCTAAACAAATGACTAACCACCAGCTAACAGAAATCCGCGCAGCTCAAAAAGAGCATGTTGCAGGGATGATAACATTTGCTGAGTTTATGCAGATTGTGAGTGATTTGAAGGGGGAGGGATAATGGCTATCGAATACAGAACGCTAGAAAACGTGCTAGAAAATGAATTTTTAGGCGTACAAGTGATAATGGCTAAGTATTACGGCATTAGTCGCCAGTTACTACGCAATTGGCTAGCTCAAGATTATGTGGTTGATGAGCACTTGAACGTGCTGCGGGTAATGCGAGCTGGTAAGGAAGGGTATGATGACTGAGCGCAGAAAAAAGAAGCGCTGCCCTATCTCTGAAAAGCTAGCGCGTGAATTGGGATTGGTTAGCCGGGATTGGCTAGTTAGTAAGAGGGTGAAAGTTAGATGACCAAACGAATAATGGTAA